GTGCATATTACAGTCGGCTTCTAGGGCATGGATCTGGTCAAAGAATAGGTTATACCTATTCAGTGCCCATTTAACTGGGACATTTTTCTGTCCCAGTTTGATATGCCAGTCGGCTGTAAATAGAATCATGATATATCGAACTCAGCTTCTAAAGACTCGTCAATTTCTTCTGAGCCAGCTTCACGAATCTCGTCAAGCAAAGTTTTCTGAGCATCTGGAGTAGGACGTGGCATTACATCATCCATAGATTTTAAACCATCTACAAGAGCTTTCTCGTCTGCATCTAGTTCACGATGCTTACACTTCAATACCTGTAATTGATACTCTACATTATATGCTAGTGGGCCAGTCTTTACTCGCTTGAATTTAACATCCCAACCTGATACTGGATCAGTAGGGTCGCCAAGGTCTTCAGCAGCAGTCATGATCTGCTCAAAGAGTTTCTTCTTCAAGTTAATTACTTTGACTTCGCCGTTGTCAATGCACTGCATTGCGTAGCTCCAGCCACATTTCAGATCGGGGTAGAATTCACGAACCCAATCTTTTTCTTTGTTATTAAAACGCTCTTCGTTTCGATCAAAAGACAGACACTCGAAAGGAATGTTCTTGCCATTCTTACCTTCGATCCAATATACATAGCGAGCTAGTATATCACCTACGAGGCGGACAGAGTTGTCACCATCGCGGTAGCCGAAAGAAGAGATAGAAGATTTTTGGGCAGAGCCCTTAGATTTGTTGAATGATAGTGCCATTTTTAATGCCTCGTTGTTTTGTCGTTGACTTCTTCATATAGAAAATGTAATTTACCATCTTCTGCGTGTAGTAGTCTATTATCATAGTAAAGTTCATGACTTACGGGAACTTCCAATAAGTCTACAGTTGTTGTGCCATAGGCAAGGTAGTCAGCAAGACTTCTTATCGAAGCGAGAGCAAGGTACTGACAAATCTCTCTTGAGTCATACTTATACGCATTGAACAAAAGAACATCTGGGTGAACCAAGAATGACTCACCTGTAAAGTCTTTGTCTGCGTACTTGTATATTTTATCATAACGATTGTTTGGTATTTGGCGTTCTACAAGCATTTTGAATATTCTTCGTACCTCAGTAACCGAACCATTCGCCTCGTTATATATCTTATTCCAATTAAATAAGAACATCTATTATACCAGAGTAGTGAGCAAAAGTCAAGAACTATTTTTTTGAAAGTCATAATACTTTCTATCAATAGGTATTTCTTTATTCGACCTTGCTAGTGGGACAGATATGGAAACTCGTGCACTGGCTGGTGATGCTTTATGAAACATCCCTGCAGGTATATACAATAAGTCCCCTGTTGTTAGTACAGTATCAACTATAGTCTCGTACTTAGCCTCCTGTTCAGGTGGCATTGTCATTCTACTAGTAAACCGCTTTTTGCCGTCTTCACCGACTTCGCTTCTGGCAAATACATTGTATACTTTCCAGTGTACTTCCCCAATAGCATGAACAAGATAGTTATCGTCTGCATCTGCATGGCACTCAAAAGATACTGCATTTTCGCTCGGAGAGCAATAGAAGTGTGCATCTGCAGAAGAGTTCTGGTATCTATCTTCTAGGGCTTTGCCAATGGCTGAAATATTGGGACTAAACATGGAGGCTTTGGTAAGTATCATACTTCCACCTTTTTTCCATATGTCGTAAACGTATTCTTTTTCATAGTAGTCTTTCTTAGACCATGAGCTTTTCTGTCCACGATAAAGGTTTCCCTTTTCCATACACAATTTTTTGCCGTCTGGAGTAATCATCTGCAACCCCGCTACGGCTCTATCATTGCTAACATACTTTGAAATATCGTCCCAAGAACAGATATTACTAAAGAAGTATCTTTTATACGCATCGGCACGAATAACGATTGGTTTCTTTCCTAGAATAGTTTCTTGGAACACATGGTCTGTGATCGGATGTATTAAGTCTTCGAATATCATATCTGTTTTATTTTATACCCCATTTTTATATAGTGCCCCATACGAGCTGACGCTTGTTTAGTGGCAGTATTTCCTTTTAAATGTATATCAATTACTACTGGGTCACGTTTTCCATCCATCTTTCGGATAACTCGCCCAATAAGCTGTGTGAGTAATGGCTCATTGTTTATAGGTGTTCCTAGAATGAGGCAACTAAGTGTATTTACTGATATACCTTCACTGAAGATTGCTTGAGTTCCGTAAAGCACATTCTTGTCCCCATACAAGATCTCATCAATCAACGCTTCTCTTTGCTCATGTGGTACCTCACCTGTAACACAAATCGCTTTGTCACCAGTCAGCACGGCGCAGCTCTTTAAGAAGTGAACTCGATCGCTAACTACGAGGACTTTATGACCTCGTGCCGCATATGCAGCTGCTAGCATAGCTACGCTGTGCCTGTACTCCTCGTTATTCGTTAAATGGTTAACACGTTTTGCCCAAGGAACACTAGCCCCGTCCATAAATCGAATATCTGATCTAAATATCTCGATAGTCGGGGTCATAGCATTTTCTTTTGGCGGTTTAAAGACGTTATTACCAAAGTAATCTCTAAAAACAACGTGTTTTCCATCTTTTCGTTCAATAGTACCAGATAAGCCAATTTTATATCTACAGTAGTTGGTGTCAAGTACTTTAGAAAATGTAGGGCTTGAGACGTGGTGCATCTCATCCAGAATTACTGTACCAAACATTTTCTTTATCTTATCAATGTTTCGGTAAAGAGTTTGAGTATTGCCTATAACTATAGGACTATCAGTATCGAATGAACCACTACCAATTATGCCAGCTTCTATGCCGAATACTTTCTTTACTTCTTTAGCCCATTGATTTCTCAAAGCAATTGTATGTGTTACTACTAGCGTTTTCTGCCCTAGCTTTGCTGCGATTGCCAACCCCGTGAAGGTTTTACCCCAGCTAACCCAGGCATTGATAATTGCATTGTCATCTAACGCATCGTAAACTTCTCTTTGGCTATCTCGTAGCTCAAACTTAAACGTAGGAAACTCTACAGGTATAGTAATGCGTCTGTCTACTACCTCGTATCCTTTAGGTATAAGATCAGTGCGCCCTACAGGTATAGTCACGAGATTTTCTCGTACTCGTGACATATTTTTAATCACCTGAGGAGGATCATTTGGGTTACTAGAAGGTATAGTATAAGTAAGAGCCTTACTAAGCTCCTCTTTATACTCTGGGGTTACTTCTAAATATATCCTATTACTAATAACTGCTTTCATTAGAATCCTAGTTCGGTTTTTGCTATAATATAGTTTTTAACGAATGAGCTACGAACAATATCGTCTACGCCGAACTCAATAAAGTCAAAATCATTCATCCTTTTCAAGATATTAAGAAAATCAACCATGCCGCTTTGACCGGCCTTTAGGTCTGCCTGTCTAAAGTCTCCACAAAACATAACTCTACAATCTTCGCCCATTCGGGTTATGATAGAGTCTAGCTCATGGAAAGACATATTTTGACATTCGTCAATGACAATTACTGCGTTACGAAGCGTAATACCCCGAATAAAAGAAGTTGTCATAAAGTCAACGATATTTTTATTCTTTAGTATCTGGTACGCATCGCCCCGTCCAAATAGATCGTTACATATATCTTTATAGGGCTCCTCATATACAGATTGCTTTTCTTTTTCAGTGCCAGGAAGAAATCCAATATCTCGTGTTGGTACAGCACTACGAATGATTACTAGTCTCTCGTAACAGTGCTTTGCCATATCATCAAATGCTAAATAGCATGATATAAAGGTTTTTCCTGTTCCTGCCAGTCCATGAAGTACTAAATGCTTATTAGATTCAAAAACTTCAAGCTGGTTTTTAGTGAGGGGCTCTATCTCTCGTAGGTCTAACCCAGCTCCTGCGATTGTACGATTTCTTTTTGCCATATTATACTTTTCTTCTAGTATCTTTGAGCTTCGTTTCCGAATATTCAAAGAGCATCCACGGAAGTCCGTGGTAGTGGAGGACGGCTGCCCACTTCATTCCTTCGAGTGGAGGCCTCGGTACGATAAAAGGCTTTCTAACGCCTTCTAATCGCAATACACAAGCAACTTCTTTTAAAATCACTTCTGTAATTTTTATATACTTTAACTTACACATCAAGGTCTTTTCATAAATAAATAAACGACCTTCACTGTCTATAAAAGTATTTGTTCTTTGTTTTAATATACCGTTTAGATCAACTAAGGCTTTTCTTAATTTTAGCAGCTCCCTATGAGGGGTTTGCATTCTTCGAATACCTAAAGTTTCCCCTGGCATATTTTTGTCGTCTATAAGCTGTTCATCTACAAATACTAATCCATCTGCCTGTAGCCAATTAGCGGAAGGCACTACGAATACAGGGAACTTAATGCTCTTGATAGACCGGTATGAGATCACCACCGCGTAGCTCCTTTATATATTCTAATCCTTCTTCACCTGCTATTTTAGCAACGTGCTGCCTATAGAAAGGAGTTTTTCTAAACTTTTCAATAGTGTTCATAGTATCTTTTCGGCCACCTTGACCATCATCACAACTGGCACAAGGAAGTATATCTCTACGCCTATTATTTATCAAAGACCAACGTATTCTATTTAATTTAGGGTCATTCACATACATATCCATTAAACTACGTTCGTGAATATTGCCTATCTTAATTTGGTACTTCCAGTCGTTGCAACACATCTGGTAGTTACCCTTGTAGTCAATAAATATTTGTCGCATAGGATGCCAACAAGGACTATCTAAGACTTTATCAGAGAACCAGCCTGCTCTATTGTTAAAAGCATATCTAAACTGTTTACCTTCGTTCTTAACATCATTCTGGTTTCCCAGCTTATTTATTTCATCAACAGATAGACCATCTGGCTTAAAG